CGAGTCATGACCGGAGCTGGCTCGGCTCCAGACGTTGCAGTGCTGAATCTGCGCCGCTGGGAGGGCTGATGGGAACAGCCAGGATCGAGTTCCACTACGACGGGTTCAACGAGCTCCGCCGGTCGTATCAGGACGAGATCGACACGATCGGGGAGCGCACTGCCGCGAGCGCGTGCGCGATGACAAGCCAGGTGAACGATAACGAACGGGGCGGCTCGAAGAAAGCCTCGGAGGAGCCGTTTACGTACGAAGCTAGGCCGAACGCTACGCGCGCGAGGGGCATCGTGAAGACATCGTCGTTCGCTGGGAAGCGCGCCCAGGCTAAGGATGACGTCCTCACTCGGGCGCTGTTTGGGGGCTGACGGTGACTCAGTTGGTAGTCCCGAAGGATGTTTTGCCACCCATCATCAAGGTGTTGCGCGAGGAGTGCGGGCGTGCCATGGGGTCGCCGGTGCGGGTCTCGTCGATCCTGGCTAGCGACCCCGGCGACGGCCTTACTATCCACGTGTACGTCGCCGGCGGGTACCCGCAGAGCCTCGTATCCACGGCTTCTATCTTGCTGCTTCACTGCTACGCAGAGGACGGCCCTACGGCCCAGCGGCTGGCGGCGGTTGCCTCGGCGGTCGTCGCGTACGACCGACAGGAGTGGCACTCCGGGAAGGTTCAGAGCGGGCCATACGACAATCCGCATCCCGATTACCCCAGGCTGCACCGGTACACGGTGCAGTGTGTAGTCGTCTCGGAGTCCGAGCGGCTCGACGTAGACTAGGAGCAGGCCCGCCCAGGAGTGCGGGGCACCGCACTACAAGGAGGATTGAATGCCCGTCAACGGCAAGAGCGACGCCTCGAACGTCATTGCCCCTAAGCCGATGTCCGTCATCGGCGGCGTGTTCGTATGCACGACCGAGGACGCCAAGAAGATCACCAATAACGTCGACCTTTCAAACCCCCCGACCGGGGTGACGTTGGAGGCCATCGGGTATCTCACGGACGCCGGCCCGAAGCGGTCGATCTCCAACTCCACCTCGAAGGTGAAGGCCTGGGGTGGCGACGTCATCCTGTCTACTCGTGAGGGTGCTGAGGCCTCCGTCGAGATTCCGGTCGCCGAGTACCTGAACCCCACCGGGCACAAGCTCGTCTACGGCGACGCCAACGTCACTGTCAACGGCAAGAACATCACAATTGTCGGCAAGCTGAACGAGATTCCCCCGCACCGAGGCATCGTCGTGGTCGTGAACACCGACGTGGCTAAGGGAACCATCGTCTATGGCGATGCCCAGGCTGTCATCGACGGTGATGTCGAGATGAACGGCAAGGACATCATGTCCAACACCCTGAAGCTCGACCTCTTCCCCGTCGAGGGCGCCTTCTACCGCGAGTACTGGGTCAAGAACTGACCCGCGCAACCAACCGAGAGGATCACACAATGTCCAAGCCCGCCGCCGGCGCTTTCCTTGTTCCCGGAGCGAAGGCTGACAAGGCCGAGAACCGCTTCGTCTTCCGCATCCCCGGGGAGAAGGAGGACCGCTCGGTGCCGCTCCTGAAGCACATCAAGGCCTCCTACCGCCGCCGTCTGTCCGAGGTCTCCCGCCGTCTGAAGGACGAGAGCATCTCCGAGGGGGCTCGGACGCTTGCCCGCCTTGAGGCCGAGGCCATTCAGTTCGAAATCGTCGAGGACTGTTGCCCCGGGCTCACGGACGCGGTGTCCAGCGACCAGCTGGAGGCGATCATCACTGCCTGGGGCGAGGCGTCGGGGACCTCGGTGGGGGAATCCTCGGCCTCCTGACGGAGGCCTACCGCCACGAGGACGCGGTGAGGTCCGATTTGCTAGGAATGGGGCGGTCGCTTGACGATGTGTGGAGTGGCCGCCTCTCCTGGCGGGACCTGAGGGCGTACCTCACCTGCCCGCCGCCCGGTTCCTGTCTCGCCCTGTCCCGGGGCACCTGGTCTCCGAACGAGCACATGCAGTCCCTGATCGTGCATCTGCTGCGTGTCTTGTCCTGGCAGACCGCCGGAGACAAGCGCGTAGACCCGCCGGAGTACATGCCGGTTACCAACCTGATCCGACCGCAGGACAGCGGCTCCGACGGCGCCGCTCCGTACGGGAGGGGCACGTCGATTGACGAGATGCGTCGCATCCTGAACCTTCCGGAGGACACCGATGGCTGACGGGCCTAAGCTCGCGACCGCTTACTACGAGCTCATTGCCGCCGCCCCGGGCGCGGAGAAGCAAATCTCCGACATGATTCTGCCCGCGGCTATGGGCGCGGGCAGGGAAGGCGGCAAGGCCGCCGGGGAAGCCATCGGGGAGGGTGGCGCGGACGGCGGTACCAAGTTCGGGTCTCTGTTCGGCGAGAAGCTCCAGGGGGCTATTAACCCCACGCTCATCGCCGCGGCCCTCGGCGCCGCTGCCGTCGGCGTGGGCAAGGCCCTATTCGACATCGGGTCCGAGTTCGACTCCATGTCGGACACCATCCGGGCCGGCACAGGCGCCACCGGCGAGGCTTTGGAGGGGCTGGAAGCGAGCGCCAAGAAGGTCGCGACCACGGTGCCGACGTCCTTCGAGCAGGCAGGCACCACGGTCGCAGACCTCAACACTCGCCTCGGCCTTACCGGCGACGAGCTAGAGACGGTCGCCGAACAGGTCATCGCCGCGGGGGACTTGTTCGGCGAGAAGCTCGACATCAACAAGCTGTCGTCCGCGCTGTCCGCGTTCGCAATCCCAGCAAGCGAGACGTCCGAGGTCATGGACGAGCTGTTCCGGGTCAGCCAGGCAACCGGCGTGTCGATCAACACGCTGGCCGACTCATCTGCCAAAGCCGCCCCGACACTGGGCAACATGGGCTTCGACATCGAGGACGTCGCGTCCATGGTCGGCCTGCTCGACAAGGCAGGCCTGAACTCGTCGGCAACGATCGCGGCCATGGGTAAGGGCATGGTCGCCCTCGCGAAAGACGGCGAGGCACCTAAGGACGCTTTCACCCGAGTGGTCGGAGAGATCGACAACCTCGTGAAGTCCGGCGACCAGGCGGCCGCCTTGACAGAGGCCGGAAAAATCTTCGGCACGAAGGGGGCACCGCAGTTCCTTGAAGCGCTCCAGACAGGGGCGTTTAACCTGGACACGCTGCGAGACTCCATCGGGGCCACGGGGGACACCATCCTCGGGGTTCAGGAGGAGACCGCAGACGGCCCCGAGAAGTTCCAGATCGCTGTGAACAAGGTCAAGCTCGCGTTGCAGCCGCTGGCCGCCACAGTGTTCGACGGAGTCGCCAACGCGCTCGACTACCTCACGCCCAAGATGGAGTCATTCATCTCCTGGGCGCAGGAGAACCCCGAGCTCATCAAGGGCATCGCCATCGCGCTGGGGGTCATGTCCGCCGCCATCTTCGTCGCCGCGGCGGCTCAGTGGGTGATGAACAGCGCGCTCCTCGCGTCTCCGATCACCTGGATCATCGTCGGGATCGGTCTCATCATCGCGGCTATCGTCCTGCTGATTACTAACTGGGACTCCGTAAAGGACACCCTGCTCGGAGCCTGGGACGCCATCGTCAACGCCTGGGGCGCCGCCTGGGACTGGATCAAGGGCTTCTTCTCCGGCATATGGGACGGGATCACTGAGTTCATCGCAGGCATCCCCGACGCGATCTCCAACTTCCTGTCGGGCGCCTGGGACACCATCTCCGGCCTGTTCACCCAGATGTGGGACGGGCTGGTCGAGTTCATCACCAACATCCCTCAGATGATCATGGATGGCCTTGGCACCGTGTGGGACGGCCTCGGAGAGCTCTGGTCCTTGGCCTGGGAAGGCATTAAGGACGTCCTGTACGGGGCGCTGGTGGGCCTCCTGTTCGTCGTCATCGGCATCCCGCAGATCATATACACCTTCTTGTCAGAGCTGTGGAACGACCTCCCCGCCATTTGGGAGTCCATTTGGAACGGCATTACGTCGTTCTTCTCTAACCTCTGGAACGGCTTCCTGAGCACAGTCACGTCCATCGGGTCAAACATCGTTAATTTCGCAACGAACCTGTGGAACAACCTACCAGCCATCTGGGATAACATCTGGAACGGGGTCAAGAACTTCTTCTCCAACGCCTGGAACGGGCTGCTGAATACCGCGTCGGACATTGGTAACAACGTCGTAAACTTCGTCTCCAACCTGTGGAACTCCATTCCCGGGCTCTGGGACTCGGCGTGGAACGGGATCAAGAACCTCGTAAAGAACGCGGTCACGGCGATGTACAACGAGGCCAAGACCGAGGCCACGAACATGCTGGACTGGTTCAAGGACCTGCCGAACAAGATCAAGGACTTCTTCAGCAACGCGGGCTCCTGGCTTGTGGACGCCGGTAAGAACATCATCAACGGGTTCCTCAACGGGCTGAAGAACGCCTTCAACCAGGTGGAGGACTGGGTCGGCGGCATTGGCGACTGGATTAAGGACCACAAGGGGCCTCGGTCGTACGACCTGAGGCTGCTGGTCCCCGCCGGTGGGTGGATCATGGACGGCCTCCAGACCGGTTTGAAAGGGGCCATGCCCGAGCTGGAGCGCACCATGCGCGACATCACCAACGGGGTCAAAGTCGGCTTCGAGGACCCCGCCGCTCGCACCGCGTGGAAGGTGAGCCGGGGATTCAACCCCGACGTCGAGCTCGGCCCGCAGGCACCGAATAGCGTCCAGCCTGTAGTGAACATCACGAACAACTACCCGCAGAAGCAGGAGGACTGGAAGACCCGGAACGACGTCGCGCAGGGGATCGCTCTGGCGCTCTCCTAAGTAGACTGGGGCCATGCCCAACGACACATACACCATTGACAGCGTCCCGTTGGATGACCCGGCGGGACGCTGGCTGCTGACGGAGAAGACGGAGCTACCACAGTGGGGGTCTATGGTGCTTCCGAGCTCCAAGATCCCTCGGCGAGATGGGGTGCTCCCGCTAGCGCCAATGGCCGCGGGGGTGTCCACGGTGAAGCTGGAGCTTCTGGTGTTCGCGGAGCACCAGACCGAGGGGCTCCGCGCGCTGCGCGCCATCACGGGCGCTAGGTCCCTGCACACCATGGGCTGGACCCGCCGCGACGGGGAAGAGCTTGAGGCCCTGGTGCGGGTGTCGTCTTCGGTATCCGCCAAGGCGAAGGGGACTGACGGTGACCTGCTCGTGTCCTTCACGGTCGAGGCTGTTGCCGGCGAGTGGCGCCGGAAGACCGAGGAGCGCGTCGACGCGGTAACGAATGGGGTCAAGGCCGTATCGCTCGTCACCGGGAAAGCTGCCCTCGTCGAGCACATCGCGGTCAAGGCCGACACGGACGGCGGTACGGTAGTGGTCCGCGACCGGGGCGGGGACTCGATCCTGTCCGTTGGGCGCGTGCCGAAGGCACAGTGGCTTATCGTCAACACGGAAAAGTGGGACGTCAGGAACGTCACGCCGGGGCGGGAAAAGCAGGCCGCTGACGCCGACCCATCGACGCTCCCGTTAGCCACTCGATCGATACCCACGCTGTCTATCTCACCCGGCGGCTTCCGTCTGGAGGCCGGAGTTGACGGCCAGGGGGCATTCGAGGTTAACGGCGGCTCAGCAATTCTCTGGTGGAGGGGGGCGTACTGATGGCAGAGACCGGAAGACCGCGGATGATGCTGCGCGCCGTCGCGTACGGCGCCTACGGGGGTGACCGCATCGGGGTGCTCCACCAGTCCACCAAGATCAGCCTGACTACCTCGGTTTCCGGGGTGCCTACTCTCCGGCTTACTCACACCGAGGTACCGACCCCGGCGCTGGAGGAAGAGAACGAGATCGCGGTTGAGGTGTCGCTCGACGCCGGCCGCTCCTGGTTTGAGCCCGCCGGGGGTCGTTTCCTCATCCGCAAGGCGACGTGGAACCTGCTCTCCGACGGCACCAAGTCGCGCTCCATCGATTGCGTGCATATCAGCGCCCGGCTCAAGCAGGCGCTGATCTGGGAAGAGAACTTCAAGCTCCGTACAGACGCCGACAAGCCGGGCCAGGGGATAAGCACTACGGACATCCCGGCTGATCTGTTCATTCAGGTGTGGCAGAAGGCGAAGGCCCGCGGATGGGGAGCAGGGCTCGCTTACGACGGGGCGCCCGCAGCGGACGCCAACGGCAACGCCTGGGCGAAGTTCCCCAACGTCAAGGGCATGACGGTCAAGTGGTCATCCACCCTGTGGCAGCTCATGGAGTCCTTCCAGAAGATAGGCGCGATCCTCCCCAGATGGGAGGGCCGAAACCTTGTCCTTGTGCCACCGGTGCACCAGCCGTTCGAGGACCTGCATCCTCGGCGGTGGCCTGCGGGGCGTTCAACGGGGGGCACCAACTCGCTCTCCTGGGCGGACATTGCCACCGTGGTGCGGGTCCTCGGCAAGGATGGGAAGCGGTTCCAGGTCCCGGTCCCGACCGACCCCGGATACAACCCCAAGGACGCGCGGGAGCTCTCCATTGAGGTCAACTGGGCTGACTCCCAGGGTACCGCCGAGATCGCCGCACAGGAGGCTCTGTTGGAGCGCTCCGCGCCCAAGGAAGAGATCATCCGCGACTGGGAAGCCGACATGCCGGGGTGCTTTCTGCCGTGGCAGGACTACAACGTCGGTGACTGGTTCTGGGTCGAAGGCGCCGCGGGCAAGGACCAGTGGCTAAAGGTCACCCAAATCCAGGTCGACTACTCCAACGGGCGCTGCACCGGGTCGACAATCTTCGGCACTCGCATTGCCGACGGGCAGACCAGGCTCGCTCAGTACATAGCCGCCAACCGCTCCGGCACTACGCAGACCTCGACATCGGAGCGCGTGAGGTCCCGCCAGACGAACGCCGCGGCTCAGCGCCCCGGCATGATCACCGCGGATCGGATCACGGTTAGGGGCGAGGTCCGGGACACCGGCGTTGCCCTGGCCACATGGACCGAAATCTCCTGGCCGGCCCCGCAGTTCGCCGCCACCGGGGAGCCGCTATCCGCGAAGATCAGGGAGTACGAGGTCCGTATCGCCCGAGTGGTGAACTATGAGAAGACAGGGCTGAAGGAGTGGGCGCAGACCGCGATCCTCACGACGTCCGCCACCAGCACATCATGGGCGGACGCTGTGCCGGGCGAGAGGTACCTCGTCTGGGTTCGTGCCGTCACTGAGGAGTACGCCGAGGGTGACTGGGACACGCTCCATGATCCGCCGGTGCTGCACCTGGAGTGGGACATGCCACCGGTCCCGACGCCCTGGAGACCACGGTTCACGTCGCAGTTCGGCGTCATCTCCGTCGGGCTGGACGACCGTACGATGGAAGAGGCCAAACGGCCGCCGTGGTGGGTGGAGAAGTGGCAGTTTTCGCTTGCGCTACCCAACGATACCGAGCCCCCGAGCGGGTGGGAGGTACTGGGTACCTTCAGCCGAGAAATCACTCAGGTCCAGTACCGGGCACAAGCCGGTATTAAGTATGCGCTGCGGGTCCGGTACATGGCCTTCAACGGCAAAACCGGGGCCTGGTCGATACCAATTATCCGCACCGTAGAGTCCGCGATCAACCTGGACGAACTGGCCAAAAAGATTTCGGGCTCAAAGGAACTCATTGAGGGTGCCAAGGCCGCTATCGACCAGGAGCTCCAGGCCGCCAGAGAGGCTCAGGCCCAGTTAGCCGGGGCTACCTGGGGTGGCCAGTATCCGCCAGACGAGGGCGAGCCAGGGAGATCGCTGTGGCTCAGCCCCTTCGGGGATCTCTACCGCATGACGACCCACTACTGATCGATACGCTAGAAGCACCCACGCATAGGAGGAAGAATGCCAAACTCTGCTGTGACCGACGTCCAGTGGTCCCCGAACTACTCCAGCGGCCGCCCGTGGGGCGACCCGGACTCCATCACGATCCACCACTGGGGAGTTGACGGGCAGTCTCACCAGAACGTGGTGAACTACCTCTGTCGGGACGACGGCGACTCATCCGCGCACTACGTCGCCTCCGCCAGGCGCGTTACCCAGCTGGTGCACGACTACGACCGCGCGTGGCACGCCGGACCCGGCGGCAACCCCCGAAGCATCGGCATCGAGTGCCGCCCCGAGATGTCCGAGGGCGACGTGGCGACCGTCATCGGGCTCATCCACGCGATCCGCGCCGAGCACGGCAACCTCCCGGTCGTCGGCCACCGCGACTGGATGAACACCGACTGCCCCGGCCGCTGGTACTCGCACCTGGCCGAGCTGTCCAACGAGTCCAGCTTCGGTGCCGCGCCCGCCCCGCAGCCCGCTGTGGACGCCAACCCGTACACTGGCAACTGGAACGCCACCGACGGCCAGGGTGAGCTCCGCCTCACCGGGAACTTCGGTATGGCTACCATCGGCCGCTTCCAGCAGGTCATGGGTACGACCATTGACGGGGTTCTGGATGACGACGGCAGCCCCGCCGTCGAGCGCTTCCAGGCGTTCCTCAACTCGGTCGTCCCGGCTGACTCGCAGATCGCCCTGAACGGCGCCCCCGCGCTGGACGTCGACGGCGTCCTCGGCCCGAACACCTGGCGCACGTTCCAGTACCTGGTGCTCGCCTGGCACAAGGGCTACGTGCCCGACGGGTGGGACTTCGGCGACTGGGTCGATGGGGTGCCCGGCGCAGCCACAATCAAGGCCCTTCAGCAGGCGCTGAACAACTCACGATCGGGCACTGGCAAGCTCTGGTGAAGCAAGTACCATTGGGGTATGGCGACTAGATCTATCACCTTCAACGCACCTGGGCCCGGCTGGGTCCAGATCAGTCCTGCCGTACCGCCCTTCGGCCCCCCGCGGGTTACTGATCTGCCGGATGCTGCGAGCGTTTCGTTCGCGGCACCCGGCAGTGTCACGCTCACCTGGGATGACGAGGGGTGGGACACCTGGAACGCCGAGGGCGCCGTTACCGGGGGCACGGTGGAGCGCTCCGACGCTGTCACACCCCCCGCCGTAGAGCAGCTGCTGTCCGCGTCGGCCGCTAAGGCCTCGGCCGCGCCGGGCAGCGGCTCG